CGATTTTTATCGGGTACCGGGGGTCCAATCGAAACACCGACTTTGACATTAATACGGGGAAATACATACACGTTTGGTCAACTTGACTCAAGTAATCAAACACACCCATTATTCATATCTACCACTATTGACGGGACGCACACTGAGGGAGGCGTTGCATATCCGGTATCCCATTTTACGATACCGAATCCATATGAACCTGGTACAGTAGTAAATAATTCATTCATATTTACAGTTCCTCTCGACGCACCCGATACATTGTATTATTATTGCAAAAATCACAGTGGTATGGGTGGTGAAATAATTGTACGTAACCAAACATTTGACAACAAAAAGGCTGTTATCAACTCTATAGAACTTTATACGGATATGGCACATGTCGATCGCACGGAACAAATAAGACTGGAAACATTGAAACGTGATTACATTATTACACAAGTGCAACAAAATCGATTTCAAATACCAGTTTCATCGGGTGATGGAAATGATACACTGAAATTCAGATTGAATTTTTCAAATCCAGTTAAGGAATTATATTTCGTGATCGCTAGGGTTAATAATAACAAGGTTATCCATAGTGTATTTAATTATGATCATCCATCTCAAATTTATCCAGAAAATGGTAAATATATCAATTACGAAAACCTGGTAGATTTAGAGCTCAATTTAGATAAGGAAGTTATATTAGATAAAGTTACCGGTAACTTGATAAACTTACGCGCAGTTCAAAGTGGTATTCATCATTCCAGAACACAACTGTTTAGACGCTTTTACTCGTATAGTTTCGCTCTTGAACCAGAACGTTGGTATCCAACTGGTCAAAGAAATTTTAGTACTATCAAAGATCAGCATGTAACACTAACATTAAACAATAATACCAGTGATATAAGAGAACTTAGAGTTTACGCACTTAGTAATAATATATTACGCATCCAGAATGGAGCCGGACGACTTATCTTCCCAAATGGCCCAATCGGCGATTGATATTATTACACCAGTATTGGAAACTGCTGTGGTGTTGTCAGGACATTACGCCAGGGCGTGTGGGCGTGACACGATTCTCGCAAAGGATATGGAGTATTGTATGAAATACTGCGCTATGCATACAGTGGGTCAGCAAATTGGTACATATTTTCCCGATATTTACACTGACGAGGATTCGGAAGACGAGGATGAGATTGAGATTGATGATGAAGTAGACGAATCTGCATTTGAACCTTATTCAGGTGACGATGAAAGGTTTACGAAAATAAACGAGGCGTATGACGCGTGGGATGGGTGGAATCCGACCAATCCGTCAGAAGAGATGATAAAAAATGCAATCGATAGTAATGGAAACATGTCCCACTCCTGAAGGTTGGACAGATTCTAATTATAAAACGTTTAGATGTAGTGACGACTCGGAATCGGTTTCTGACTCCGAGTCTGAGTCAGACTCGGATACCGAATCGGAAGATACAGCGGATAATGTAAATATCAGGGGATATAAAAAGGGAGTTTATAAAAAAATATTAACCGAGGAAGAATTGTTACCAGAATAAAAAATCTACGTATAATATAAAAATGTCCGCCGAAGCTGCTACCGATACGCTTGTCGCGATCTCCCGTGAACTCGAAACACAATCACTCAATTCGGTCGTCGCTGGGTTTTCCTTCGCGGCCGCTCTTTCTTGGATGGATCTCGTCCGATGGACAATCCATCAGGTCGTTAAGGTTCAGAAGAATGGTGGTATGAACTATGCTCTTACCGCACTTTTCACAACCCTCCTCTCCGTGATTGTTTATATGGTAATTTCTCGTTTGTCTCAACGCGTCAAGAAGCCCCAGGCTCCCGTCTACGCCATTACTCGATAAGTCTTTTCGGTTTCGTCATAACGATGAACATAATACCAGTTAATACTATAAGGAATATGTATATAAACGCATCCCACTTATTCAGATCACCAAAATCGGGGATCTGAATATTTGGTGGAAGAGTGTATTTTTCAACTCTATCCACTTCCGCTCCCACTTCTTCTTTAAATGGTACCCTTGACAATTTATCAGTCGTACACTCAATAGATAATTTAATTATATGGTTAGCATTTCGGAAATCATATGGAATTAGTCGATTGTTACTGCTATAGAAAAACTGAACTCGTAATTTTGAAATATTTTGCGAACCTGAGTCGAAATTGTGTACTACGGCATCATCACTTCCAGAATAATTGATAACATCACCACACATTAGCATTTTACCAGTGTAAAATGGTGTATCAGAATATACGGTTTTGTTTAATTCGTCAGCACCGTTGCTTATTTTGATGACAAGTGCATCAGGTCCCTGTAAATTAAGACTACCCGTAATCAGAAGATCAGCTACACCCCCAGTTGAGGGTGTATTAGATTTCACATTACTTGCAGGTAATCCAATAATATCATGCGGGGTTGTATATCCTTGAGTAGCTGTATTAGAGAGATACCCGTTTACACCATCATAAAATTTGAATGAAAAATCATAAGCTCCACCGGCAGGTGATGATACGGATGTTATAGATATTTCATTCTTGTCATTATTATACGTAAATTGTATATTATCAATTAGATAATTGCCACCTAGAGCATTATTAACCTTTGTCTGTAACTCAGTAGCTAGCGTTTTTCCATTGTAGTTGTCAGGCGTTAAAGTAACGCGTACAACCGTTTCCGGTGTAGAATGAACAACAAAATCAAATATATTATTCCTTTCATTAATTAAAAATTGACTCGCATGGATTCTAGCTGATGCAATTGATATCTTTTTGACATCGTAAATAGGATTTGTTAATTCGACGACATAATCGCCTGGATTCGGGTATAAAATTGGATCGCGTTCACTACTATCTATGTCTAACGTGTATACGCTCATTAAAATATAGGGATAATATTTTAATGGGTGTTATTACTCAATAGTTTGAATTACATCATTTGCTGAGCTATGGGATTGTTTTGAATTTGTCTTTTAGCTATGGATAAACTATCATCAGATGCATTCGGGTTTAGGTTACCCTTATAGGCGTTAAATTTATAATACATATTGTTGCTATACTGTTGCGTCCACCCCCCGCTCATGGGTCCAGTTCGTCCATCTACTCGTGTAGTATCAGCGCGCATCACGGTGGGCATACCACCTTGATTGAGTGCACCGGCACGAACGTTCATGCGACCCGCATTACCAGTCCTGTTCGCCTTGCCACGACGGTCGTCGGGTCGGAAACCGTATTTATTGAGTGTCTCGACTGAGTGAGGACCGGAAGACCCTATTTGAACACCTGGTGAAGAAATATAACCGTGTGCGTACGAACTTACGTTAGGTGCGACTTGGTTGTTAAACCTATACTGCTCTTCATTACCATCTTTCTTATTCCGTGTGGGATCTTGTGATAGAGTCATACCTGACACGATACGCTTCGCACCCGCGAAGCCGAGACCATCGTCACGCGACCCTGTTTGAGATCGATTCGTTAATCTTTTTCCGTTCACATGCTCGCCACGAACAACGTGGCCGTCAAACCCTTGAGATCTTCCACCAACAACTGGACGACGTTCGGGAAGAAACGCGGTCTTTTCTGGGCGATTGTTTCCAATTTCTCCCATAGTACCACGCCTTCCACCGAACACGTCGTGCGCGGGTCCACTTCTACCAGGTAATGTTGTGAGGCGATACGAACCAACATTGTCGGGGTTTACACGTACCATTTGCTGGAACCCACCTGTTGCGGGAACATCTGGACCAACTGCGATACCTGGACCTACAAGTTGTTTTTCGATTGGAGAAAGGTTATTCATCCGACCGTTATCAAACATACGATTGCGCATTTCTAACACTTCACCACCGCTCGAGCGTGTTTGAGGTACAATATCTGAAAAATTACTATGTTCCATTTTAGGTTCTGGGAGGTTTTCGATACCCGTTGATACAGGGGAATATATGTTTGGCACTTCCTGTTGATACGATCGAGGAACTTCAACCTCTTTCTGAACATTGTTATACTTTTCGGGTTTGGGATCACTCATTTTCTTTCCTATAAAGGCTAGTCCGGCAATCGCTAAAATTGAAACGGGGTCTGCCATTCTTACAAGTTATAAATATTTTTTATTGAGGAGAGTATCTCGTCGCGAACATTTGATTTTGGATATCGGCACGTGTACTTCCAGGTTCATATGTCATTGTCTGGAGAGGGAGTTTGCAAGAAACATCTTGAAGGGGGAATAGATTTTGTTCATAAGTTTGCGCAACAATCTTATTAAACCGTGATGTAGATTGTGGTCGAAGCTGATCGCTTGTCTCTATATAATGTGCAGGAGCTCCCTTACCAGCCATATAAGGTGAGGTTCCGTAAAGCATCGTATTCGGACGGCTAGAACCATAGTTTAATGTGCTGGGCTGGGGATAGTTGAATACTTCTTCGGTCGCACACACGAGAGGTCGTGCAGGATTTTCGACCAAATTTAAACCAGGTTGAAGCTGATACGCCATTTATTATTACATAAGAATATTATCTATCTAAGACGGACCATTTCCACCACCCATCAAACCGCTTCTTTTATCACC